AAACCTCTTTTGGTAAAAAAATATTATCCTCAATCCATTGGCTCGGAATCTCTTTTACAGATTTATAACTGTATAGTTTTTCTTGAAAACTATTTACTTTGTCCCTCCATTGTTCTGCTATCATTTTTTAAAACATTTTTAATTGTTGTTGATGTTGGAATAATCTCTTGTTTCCATCGTTAAAATAGTCTGTGTCAAGTTCACAAGTTACTAAATCAAAGCCTAAATTATGACATGCTATATCTAAACTTGCCGAGCCTCTATGAGTGTCTAGTATCTTGTCTCCTTCTTTTGCGTAGTTCATTAATTGCCATTCGTAAAGTTTAACAGGTTTTTGCGTTGGGTGAATTTTACCACCATCATCTCTATTCATTTCTTGAACTCTTTTGTTATTAAATATCCTAGCCACTCTATCAAAAGAGCACCAAGCAAGCTCACAGTCTGCGAAATTTCTATCAGGATTTAATTTATCCCAAATAATAAAAGACCTCGTGCTTCCTAAGTAATTTAAAAAATAATTACCGCCCCATATTATTTGGTTTTTAGAAACCCTCATTAATTCTTTAAAATAAATTTCATTAGGAACTGAAGAGTCCCATCCTGTTTTTTTATCTTTAAACATCTTACGACTTGCTCTATTAGTTCCGTGCTCTGCGTTTATACCATAAGGAGGATCAACAATAGCCAAATCAAAGTAATCATCTGGATAACGTGCCATCATTAACATATTATCTTCGTTTGTTGCTGCTATCATAGTTTTATTTTCTTTGCCCTCTGTTTAGCGTCTCTGAATATTCAGAAATTGCGTTATTTAATTCCATTTCGGATAAATCCTTTGATTTTTCCACATTTAAATTAATGATTATTGAAAGTTTATCCATAATTTCAGCGAGTTTAGTCCTATCACCTTCTGCTAAAATTTCACAATATACACTAGCTAAATTTTCTGCATCACTTTGGAAGGTCGAAAAAATGCTTTTGTTGTGTATGTTTAATATTTGAAAAACTAAATCAACTGGAATTAATTTACCAGCCATTTTTTCAATTTTTAAACGCTCATGCTCCGCCCTATATTCTACTAGCTCCGCATCCGCTTTCTTTTTTCTAGTATTCCAATCAACGATCGCCTGGCTATTTATATCAGCAGCACTTGGAGCGTCGTTGGCTTTGTTTTTCATGGGTGTCGTGGAACCCGACGGCCTTGGTTTTTTCTTAATCGTTGGCAATGGTTCTGCCAATGGCTTTCTCTTTGTCTTAGGTAACGGCTTTACTACTTCCGCATAAACGTTATTTATTGATTTATTTTTATCATCAAACTTTTTTTGATATCGATCAAAGAAGGCTTTATTTTGTGCGTTCTCTGTATTTATTTTTCTAAATTCAACTACCAAATTATTTCTAGCAACGTTGGTATTTATTACTTGAGCATTTGTGTGGCAAAGAGCAGCAAATTCTTTTCTAGTTAGTTTGGCCATTATTGGTTTATGATGTCAATGCAATTCTCAATTTTAGAAATACATTTTTGATAAAATATAATATTTGTTTTTTGATTTAATTCAGTAGCTATTTTTAAATTGTAAGTGTATATAAATCTTTTTTCTTTTAGTAAATTTTTTAGCTCCTCCATTTTATTTTATTTTGTTATTTTTTTTACCTGAACCCTGTATTTTACAAGGGTTTTCGATTTGTTATATAACAAAGATAATATAATTTTGTACAAAGCCATATAACAAAGTCCAAATCTGTGTAAAATGAATAAAGATTGGAGTGTTTAAAGTATTGCATAATTTAACAGAACCTCTGAAAGTACCTAAAAAATTTAGTGTCTAACGTACCACACTTAACGCCTAAGACATTTAAACAACACACGCACACACATATAAGTAATTAATCAATACAGTTGCTTAGAAGGCTTTAAAATCACTATTTATTTTACTGATTTGCTTTAATAAAGAATAAATTAACAACTTAACGGGTAATATTATCAATTATATTCTGTTTGCTGCTTTTTACTATCTCATTTGCTACTTTTTACTATAATAATTATCTATAGTTAACATCATTAATAATAGATTAAGTTTATATAAATAAAAAAATAGTGCAACATTATAGTAAAAAAGTGCATCAAAACAACTAAATAATATTGATGCACACCTTTGATGCCCACCCCTTAACTAAAGATAATACATTAAATACGTGATAGTTATAGTTAAGATAGTGCAACACTTGGTAAAAAACCCCTATAAATATTATAGAATAATATAAAAGTTAGGGTGATATTTAGAAAATGTTGCACTTTTTACTCATAAAACGTTGATAATCAAGTATTTAAAGGGTGTGCATCAAGGGTGTGTATCAGAATGTTGATGCACTTTTTAGTTTATTATTCTTAAAACTTTGTTAAGTATATATTTTAAAGCTTTCTTATAACTTATATTTGCATAAGTAAAGCAACTAAAAAAAAGCATTATGAGCAAATCAATAAAAACAAACAAAAGCAAATCAATGATTTACCCAGAATTAGGAGAAACAACGAAAGCAGAGATTGAGTACAGAGCCAGTTATTCAAATGGCTTTTATCTTATCACAGACTTAGAGCTAAAAGGTAGAGGTATTACTATAATTGGAGATGGTAGCGAACATAAAAGAGGAAAAAAGACGTATAGAGCTACTAAAACAGCTATGAATAAATTAAAGAAAAACTATGAAGTTTGCTACCTTGCAAGCTTTTAATAAATAAGCAGCACAATGAAAGAAAAAAGCAAAGAGGAAAAGCAAATTGATTTAGCAATTGAAAAAGCTCGCAGAGAAGAGCGAAGACAAAGCCGTTTCTATATTAGTTCTTTTGATTACGGAAAAGGTTTTAGAGCCGGTATTGATTATCAAAAGAAGTTAGTAAACGATGAGGAAAATCCAAAGTCTATAATAAAATCCATTAAAGATTTTGCAAGAAAACACGCCGACAAAGTTCTTGAAAATGAAAAGCAACAAATTTATAATCATATTCATGTAGATATTAAAGATCCTTTTCAGCAAAATTATAATTGCGATGATAAGTTTCCTGATTTTGGATATGGAGTTTATCAAGAAGATGAGCAGTAAAAAGAAAACACAACAAAAGATGAGTTTTTAAAAGCTTTGTTAATAGTATCAAAGTATCAACAAGAGAATCAACCTTTATCTATTTAATTACGTTGACATGAATTACCAACTTATAGACAACGATGGATTTAAAAAGCTTTTTAGCTCAAAAAGCCATGCTATGCAATATTTGCTAAAAACTCACGGAGCTACTATTGTTTCTATTTGTTTGGAAAACGGAGGAATAGTTTTTTATGCCGAAAAAGTTGTAATAAAAAACCAACTTATCTTTTCTGCTACTAAAAAACTCCAAAAGGAATTAATTCATAAGCCTAGAAAGTAGTAAGTTTGTAACCCTTTAAAAAATTATCCATGTACTCCAAAGCAAAAAAACCACAATACGTTTCTCAAGCAAAAAACCAACCTAAATGAAATATAAAACCAAAACTGATAAAGAAATGTTTGATGAGTTTGACACCTCATTTGATAGAGAACAGCAGACTGGAAAGCTAAAAGAACAATTTACATATCTAGCTTTAAAATACGATTTTCGCCATAATATAGTATTAAGCAGAAAAGAGTTCAGGGATAGTTATCATGATAATAAAAAGCAAACTGTATCAAAAAGCGAATGGCAAATATTAACTGATAGTGACGTTAATACGATACGAAAAAAGTTAATGACTGAGGACTTGCCTTTAACAGAGAAGGATTTAATGACTTATATTGATTCAAAAGATACTTCGGTTAGATACAATCCTTTACAAGACTATTTTAATCATTTAGATGAGTGGGGCAAAGGTCACGACCACATAAAAGATTTGGCAAAAACTTGTAAAACGGATAATGACGAACTTTTTGAAGTGGTTTTAAAACGCTTTATGGTTGCTTCTGTTGAATGCTTACTAAACGAGGATGCAGTTAACGATATTTGTTTAATAATGCAAGGAGCGCAAGGTGTAGGCAAATCCAGATGGATGCGAAAGTTAATCCCTAATCAATTTATGAGGGAATATTATTACGAAGGTCCTCTTGATACTGGTAAAAACGATCATGTTGAATACTTGAGTAAATGTTGGATTATCAATTTAGAGGAATTGGAGGTTATGAATAAAAACAGCGTTAACTCGCTTAAAAGTTTTGTGACTAGACAAAGGATAAACTTTCGTAGATCTTACGGTAGGTTTTCTGAGGATTATTTAAGACGAGCTAGCTTTATTGGTAGTGTAAATGAAACTACTTTTTTAACGGATATGACAGGAAATCGTCGATGGTTAGTATTTAGAGCTTTTGAAATTGACCACATGCACGAATTAGATTTAGATAAAATTTGGGCTCAAGCTTATTCTTTGTATTTGAGCGGATATAGAAGTTGGTTTAACTTAGAAGATATTGCGAAAATTAACGAACGAAACGAACAATTTAGGGATCAGAGTTATGAAGAGGAATTAATTATAAGATTTTTTAAATTTCCAGAAGATGAGAAAACTTCAGGAGAGTGGTTAAGTAGTTCTGATGTCATTGATTTTTTAAGCGCACAAAATAAAAGTCAAGCAGCAAAGTACAACGCTCGAGGTATTGGACGCATACTTGGAAAAAATACAGATATGAAAAAAAGATCTGGAGGTGTAACGAAATACTATTTAAAAACGGTTGTTGATTCTAGCAATAACACTGGTAGCGAAAGCGGTCAGGAAAGCGATGTGTTTGAAAGTGTAGATGAGAATGACGAATTGCCTTTTTAATAACTAACAAAAAGAAAGAAAATAGACATGAATACACAACAAACCCTCTGGCCAAAACCAATAGTTAAATCAGATATAGTTTTTACGCCAGTTTATGTTAGTCAACAAATTTTAATTCATTTACAACCTTATGGAATTTGTTTAGATCCTTGCATGGGAGATGGAGCATTTTATAATTATTTACCTATAAAAAAACAATATTGCGAAATAAGCAAAGGAAAAGATTTTTTTGATTTTAATAATAAAGTTGATTGGATTATTGGAAATCCTCCATATAGTATTTTTGAAGATTTTTTAAAACATTCATTTGAAATTTCTGATAATGTAAGCTATTTAGTACCGACTAATAAAATATTTCAAAGACAGGTAATAATGGAAATGATAAATAATTACGGAGGAATTAAAAGCATTATTATTTATGGAAGCGGTCAATTAATAGATTTTCCATTTGGTTTTTCAGTGGGAAATTTCCACTTTAAAAAAGGCTATAAAGGAGAAACAAAAATTATAATGGGTATGAAATCAATTTTTACAAATTAACAATTAAAAATGTTTTAACTATGAAAAAAGTAATAATAGAAAGTCCATACGCTGGAAATATAGAGCAAAATATAAAATATGCTAGAGCGTGTTTAAAAGATAGTTTAACCCGTGGCGAAGCTCCACTGGCTAGCCATTTATTATACACTCAAGACGGAGTTTTAGATGACGGCATAAAAGCAGAAAGGATGCAAGGCATAAATGCTGGATTGGCTTGGGTAGAATTTGCAGATATACACGTCTTTTATATTGATTATGGAATGAGTAAAGGCATGAAAGATGCTTTATTATACTCACTTACTAAAGGTCTAGAAGTCGAATATAGAAAGTTAGTACAATTTTAAAGCATGTATAAAATTTCAATTTTTGAAAACGTAAGAAGCAACGTCCCTCATGATTATGATTTAGATGATTGGTTAAGGCATACAATATGCCCAAAAGGTAGACTAAAAAGATCAATCGATAATTATAGAAATACTTTTTCTAAAAAGGATAAAAAAGCTTTGCCATGCATTACCGTTTCCGCCAGATTTACAAAATGGCGGGAGGAAAAGAATATAGTCGAAAAGATGCCGTTTATTTGCTTAGATATCGATAGAAAGACAAATCAGTGCGTTTCTATGTTGTTAGTAAAAGAACTGTTTATAAACCATCCTTGCTGCTATTATACGGGCTATAGCACTTCGATAGATGGCGTTTATTCCATTATGAAAATAAGCGATCCAGAAAAGTTGGATAAATATTTTGAATATTTTGAGAATACTTTAAAAAAGATAGGCATTAACATAGACCAAAGCTGCAAAGATTATGCTAGATTAAGGTTTTTTAGTTTTGATTCAGAAGCGTATCACAATCCAGAAGCTAAAGCGTTTAGGTTGAGAAAACCAGAATCGGCCAATAAAACGTACAGTAACTATAAAACAACGAGCGAAAGTGAGAAAGTAGAAAGACTGATTAATGAAATAAATAAATACTCAATTGATATTACTTCTAATTACGAAGATTGGATAAAAATTGCGGGAGCTTTACAAGGTGAATTTGGAGAAAATGGAAGAGGTTATTTCCATAGCATTAGCAAATATCATCCAGATTATGAGTCAAAAAACTGTGATAAAAAATATGATAGTTGTAAAAAAATGAACAAAACAGGACTTGGAAGTCTTTTTAAAATAGCTGGAGATTATGGAGCACGTTATTAGATTAAAATTAAAAGTTGCAACCTCTAAGGATTTTATTCAATTTAGCCATTTTAAAGCTGATAAAAAAAGTAGAGTATTTAAAATGAAAGTTGGACATCCGTTTTGGTGTATTAATTCTAAAGGAATTATTGAGGAAAAAAATTACTGCATAAAAGAGGATATGGATAAGGATGAGTTTAAAATACTATTGATGCATGAGCAAATTTTGGTTTGCGATATCGAGGATAAATTTAAATCTTAAAACTTTGTTAATAGTAGTTTATAAAGCTTTCTTATATATTATATTTGTACAAGCAATAAAGCTAAAAAAAACTAGAAATTATGGGAACTAACGTGATAACACAAGGAGCATCAACACAGGATTTTCAATTTATCGATCAGATAATAAATTTAGAAACTAAAAGAAAAATTAAAAAAGTTTCTGGAGCATCTGATTTTGGAATATTAACCGCTTGCATGATAGATGGCGAATTTAGTTGTGTAACTGATTACACAATTACAGATGAAATGAGATCAGACTTAGAAAAAGCATAATAAACCAAAGGGGGTTTAACAGCCCCTTTAATAAAAACAAAAATGTCAAAAGAAACAACAGCAGAATACAGATTTGCCAACCATAAAGAATGGAAGGAAGCGATGCAAGAAGCTCCAAGTCCAAAATGGATAAAAAACAGAGATTTGTCTGGTAGTAAATCCAGCAGCTATATTCCAATCGGAATACAGGAGGCTTTGGCTGATTTATTTTTTAGGGAATTTGATATTGTAGACACACAAATCGAAGTAAATGGAAACCAGATTTTAGCTCAGGTTAAAATAAACGTTTTGCCAGATTACCCACATGCAGAACACCGCACAATTTCAGGAGTAGCTGCAAGGGTTATGACAAAAGCGGGCAACTCATTAGAGTACGGAGCAAGATCAGCGAAGAACGCCGCTAAAAGCGAAGCATTAACCGATTTTTCAAACATTTTTGGAAGGAATCTTAACAGAGATTTTGCAAATGATTTTAGTTACACTAAGGCAAAGAAAAAAGAGGATCCAGCGCCAAAAACTCATGAAAAAAAAGAAAGCTAATGGAAACAGAAAACAATCTTTCATTTAAGAAAGTTAAAAAAAGCAGTATAGTTTTAAATTTGCCAGATGTGGAGCTAGAACCGCAAAAAGCACTTCAAAGAACAGAGGATTGGCATAAAAAAAGGCTAGGTAATTGGACAGGAAGTAAGATTAAAAATATAATGGCCTGCAGTCCGAAAGGATCTAAAATGTCATGGTCGGATGACGCCAAAGTTTACGAATTTTCTAAAGGAGCTATAAAATACGTTTACAGCCGCGCTATGGAGCGTAAAACTCAAAGGTATATAGAAACAGCTTCCTCAAAAGAAATGCAATATGGAACTAAGGTAGAGCCTTTTATTTGCAAAATTGGAGAGCAGTTAATAGGTCAAAAAATTAAAGAAGTTGATTTTATAACTCATCCAGAAGTTAAAACCATAGGAGCTTCAAGTGATGGAATAACAGTGGATCGTAAGTTCGTAATTGAAATAAAAGCCTGCAATAATTGGGAGACGCATTATGAAAGAATGTTTAATTTACTAGATGAAAAAAGCACAGACTTTTGGCAAGTACAAACCGAGATGCTGGTTTGGGGAGTTGATAAATGTTATTATTTAGTTGCCGAGCCACCGCATTCAATATGGCCTTATTTAAAAGATGAAAAAGGATTTGAAGATTTTAAAAAAGAATGTAGCGTTGATTTTCAAATTGTACACGCATCAATATTTCACCAAACCGCCTTATTAAAAAGAATAAAAATTGTCGAATCTACCTGCACCAAATGGATTCAGGAAGGAGGAGATCTAAATACAATATTTCATGAGCAGATTGAACAGAACAGATAAAAGCGAACTCATTAAATTGGCTAGCATTTTAAGCGCAAGCCAAATAGCTTTTAAAAATAATATAAGAGCTGAGGTGGTTTATTATATTTATAAAAAGCATAATATTCAAAATTTATTAAAATATTCGCCCAGATTTATTAAGGCTTTTCATGGAGTTGGTAGACATACTAATAAAGAGATTTGTAATGAATTGGGTATTACTTATGAGCGTTTATTAAGGGTGGCCACATCTGAAAAAGTTTCAACTTGCCGCTTTAAAAAGGCTAATGAAATTTGCAAAAAGATAGGGTATAAAGGAAGTATTGACTACATAGAGAAAAACGGAGTTTTCGAGTTTAGAAAAAATATAAAACCTCAAATAATATGAGTAAAAAGCAGCAAGTAAATCAGCATAAAATAGGGATATTACTATCCTTATTACTTGACTATACGGACGAATATAAAGAAGTAAGCAAAATATGCGAAGAGGTGGTTAACGACCTATACAGCGAAGTGCCGCAGTTAGCTAGGACGACATACTTTCAGAAAGTATCTTCATTAATTGAGGAAAAAGTTTCAAATGATCTATTGATGTTAGGCTTATTAGCGATCAAATCACTGGTTGAAGTTGGGGCCAACGGAAAAACGGCTTTAAAACTAATTAAAGAATTGGAAAAAATGTGCGATTCTTTGGAGCAAGTTTACGAAATGAATGATTTTAATGAATGTTGGAATAAGCTTAATACTGTAATGAGAAAAAATTACGAGGAGATACAAAGGAAAACTTAATGGAAGAAAAAGAAAAAGCAAAAGAATTAATTAAAAAATTTGAGGATCTTAGTTTGCATTTTGAAGACGAAATATTTTACACATCTCAACATAACGCTCTTATTTGTGTTAATGAAATACAAAAAGCAAGGCAAAAAGAAACTATATCTAATGATGGAAAAAGTGTAGTTATTATTCCAGATACTTACTGGATCAATGTTAAAAAAGAAATTGAGGAAATTAGTTTTGAAGATTGGAAAAATATTGAATCATGAAAACGGAACAAATTGGCTGTGGATATTGCAAAAAAGAAAACAATTGTGAGATGAGAGATCCCAAAATAAACAAGGCTAAACAAGGATGTAAAGAATGGGAACACTGGCAATCCTCTAAAGAAAAAAATATATGTACCGATACTGGAAAAAATTGTTTACACAAATGTAGCGGTCTTTGTAGAGAAAGATGCTAATATTAAAACTTTGTTAATTGCAATATGTAAGCATTATATTAATATTATATTTGTTAAAAATTAATAACCGAGCAAAAACGCTCAAAAACAATAATCAAATGTCACAAAGAACACTAAATGGAACCATTGCATTAGATCGTTTAATTACGGTCATGATGACTAAGAAAAACAAAGAAGGAAAATCTATTGAAGGTATTTTTATCCCTTTAGAAATTAACAAACTGGAGAAAGTTTCTTATGAAGCCCAAGGCGGAATGGTTAATGAAATTCAATTACCAATTAGAGTAATTGTTAAAGAAACATCGGACGCAAAAGGGCAGGATGGTTTTATTTCTAAAGCAATTGGATCAAAAACTTACAAGGCGGCCACTTCCGCTGAGCAACAATTGTTTAAAGATTATACCAACGAGGAAACCAAAAAATTAACTCCAATCCTTGGTAATTTAAAGGACTTTTCTGGAGGCGGTGCAAAAGCCAATAATAGCCAAATAGCTTCTGCTGAAATGGTAGACGCAGACGAGGACGATTTACCTTTTTAAGATGCAAAAAAGTAGCAAGAAGAAAAAAGACATTCCAAAAAAACAATCAGAGGATCAATTGCAATCCTCCATAGTTAGAAAGTTTTCAGAGCTGTACCCCGAAAGGAGGGGTCAGCTCTTTCACGTACCCAATGAAAGGAACCACGCTTTACAAGCTATGCAAGCTAGAAGTAAGGGTATATTTCCAGGAGTTGCGGATTTAATTTACTTTGAATTAGGACCTCTTTATAGAATAAAAACTTTAGCGATTGAGCTAAAAACACCAGAAAGCAGGCACAAAGTTTTTACAGTAGAGCATCAAGTCGAATGGGGGGAGATCTTTGAGAAAAACGGTGGCACTTGGAGATTATGTGATAATTTAGATGATGCTATATACTGCATAAATGGATTTTACAAAGGACTAACGACTGAAGATGTTGTGGAGAAATTATCCAATAATGGCGATAAAAAGACTATAAAATTTTAGCAAAAAAACGAGGCGATGATCTCATAAAACAATAGAAACCATGACTTTAAAAAAGAAAATACAGGACATTTTAGACGTTAATGAAAACGATTCTACAATTATTGATCTTGTCAAAAATGAAATCAAACATTTTAAAAGAAATGAAAAAAGATTGGTTTATGATTTACAAAGCGCATACGGTTCGGTAATTAAAAACCGCAATGAATTAGCTGAATCAATATCAATGAAAGGTTTAAGTCAAGATTCTATTTATAACAAAATTTATGGATACGAAAGGATAGGATTTAATCCTAGAAATGAAAACAAGGATCTTACTAAAAAAGTTTGCTTGGCTCTTAAATGCAAAAGAGAGGATATAGTTAAAAAGTTTAATTCTTAAAGTTTTGTTAACTATAGTTTATAAAGCTTTTGTTGGTTGTATCTTTGTACAAGCAATAAAGCTAAAAACTAGAAATTATGACTTTTACAACAACTATCTTAAACGGAAAAACAGAGCAAGTAATTATAATAAAAACTACTAAAAAAGAAGCTTGCAATATTGGCGGTTTGGAATCTAAAAAAGGTTTAAATCCTGTATGTGTAAGCTTTGGAAGTGATAAAATATTTATTGGCTACGGCTACACATCAAAAGAAGCTATACAAAACGCTTTAAAATTAAACTAAAAAACAAACGGGGCCTAGCCGCCCCTTTAATACCCAAATCATGAAACAAGAAAGCACTTCAACACCTCAACCACCAAAAAGAAATTTTATTGATCAAATCGCAGATGTATTGCTTTTAAATCTAAAAGCCAATACAGATGATAAAAGTATGAGTTATGAAATGGCTCTTAAAGTAGATCCGGGCTCAATCAGCTTAAAAGAGCTTAGAGAAATTTTAGTTTTAGCTGGGAT